ACCTTATCCAGCGTTTGCCAGAAAGATTATTCAGTCACTCCCAATGTGCTGATCAGGCACAAATATATTATATACTAATTCAGCAAAACTGGCAAGCCATAGAATTGAGCAGGTCCACCACCACATCCTGCAGCGAATACACCTGTGTTTACGTTATATACTGCGACACCGTTTTCAACCTGATTCATTATCGCACCACCCTTGGCAGTATTGAATTCTCCGATACCACCTGCCTTTGTGTTTACAAGAGTTAAGCGACCACCCATCTTACCGTTAACCACATCAATGATTCCACCAGGAACGTCACATTCACAAATGTTAATCTGTGCTGCTGGCATCATAATCGGAGCAGCACCAGTACCATTGATTGAAATGGTTGGTCCTTTAACAAGGTTAACCACACCTGTGATAGCAGGTATGGGGTTCATCATACCAACATTCTTAAAGTGAACGTTGTTAATAAATTCTGTCTTCCAAGCACACTCATTAATGATCTCACCAGATATGGAGTTCATTAGTGAAGATGCTTTGTTAGAAATTGTAGAAGCGTTACAAGAAAACTCATTAAGGGCATTAAACGTGATATTAGGAGCCTGTATTTTGTAATCTCCTTCATAACTCACATCGTAGTCAGATGCATAAGTTGTTGCTGCTTTAGATTGCTTTGTACCATCCTTACCAACACCCTGTGACACGTTTAGGTTGTGTGTTCCACCAACTTCTATGTTGAAATCACCCATAACCTTAAGAGTATAGTCACCCTCAATAGTTAAAGTCTTATTTCCTTTAACATTGGTACATTCATCACGTCCAACAATCTTTGTATCATTACCTGGTTGGTTCCTGTGTTGATTACCATCAGCAGTAGCAATAGTAGTCTGACCACCACTATGCTTAACAATGGTCTTTTCTTTACCAGGTGTATTGTCCTGAATAACAGAAGAACCGTTAAGGAATGTTTGGGCTTGAACCTTGTAAGGGTTAATGCCTTCCATTAATTGTGAGAAATAATCTCCTTTAGTGGTGTAATTACCTTCACCAGCTAAATCACTTGCTCCTCCTATCTCAATTTCTTGCTGCAAGAATTCTGGTACGGATTCACACGTACTCGTACCTAACAGTGGCAGCCAGAACTTTTGTTTAGGTGCTTTATGACCCCTTCCACAGTCCTTGTTACCGAACAACATTTTCAATAGTCCGATGATGATGCTGATCAAGGAAGACCAGTTCATCTTTGAGAAGTCGAAAGAGAATAATGACTTAAGTTTGGATACCATACTCAAACCACCTTTTGCAACGTTAATTGCAGCCATTACCTTCTGACCCATAGCAGCAACCTTACCTACTGCTCCTTGTACCTTTGAAAGTACACCGTTAACTGTGTCATTTACCTTAGTGGCAAGACCACCGACAACTTTGTCAACGACATTACCTGCGATATCATTAGCAAAACTGGTGATATCTCCTAGAGCACCACTGATCGCTCCTAAAATATAATTTGCTTCGAAGTTACAAAATAAACTAGTAATGAATGTAGCGAGTTTCAATAACTGAGTTATTATGCCAAGTGGTATCACATTTGTTAACGCACCGAGTAGGCTACTAACCATACTCTCTATTCCTTGTGCTAGTACGTTCTTCAATGAGCTCATAATACCACTAATTGCATTAGACACTGATGTCTTAATGCCATCAAGAGAAGTTTGGATCTGTTTGTTACTAATCTTTCCTCCACTAATGATAGAGATTAAATCTCCACCACTTCCTCTTGCTATGGAACCTGACAACTGACCGAATTCGTTAAGCATTCTCTTAAGATCTTGCTCGAATCCTATACCTGCTGGTCCGCTGAGTCCATCCCCGACAGAAAATGCATCTGCAGGAATTTTTATTGGGTTCGTATAAACGTTACCTGGTGCTCGAACTTCTGCTATTGAAATGACACCACGGGACTTTTCTTCTCCTCCGTGCTCATCTCCTGCTTGTTCTCCACCAACAACATTAAAGGGTGATCCTCCGTGAACTACCTCACCTTGTAAAGACTTAGCCTGAGGTGGCATCTCTTCTTCTGGTAAAGCCTTCTTAGGATCAGCAACAACTGTAGCTCCTGTCTCTGCTTCTGTACTTGCTGCTCCGTCTTGACTGTTGTTCTTGAAACCACGAAGTGATCCCATAACAACTGGTAGTTGTGCTTCCTCTCCATCAAGGAAGAACCCTAATACCTGAGCACCGACCTGAAGTTCACACTTCGTCCCAGAGTTTTTTATACCTGCCTGATCAGTAGGCAGCATAGTAACCGCCCAAGGTAAATCCTCAGTCGGCATATCTTTAGTATAGGCAACATTACCCGCACCAGTATACCAACCTATAATACGTACCTTAGTACGTCCTAGATTCTGAGGATCCTCGATGTCTTCGACTTCACCGACCCACCAAGTGAATCCGTCACGTCCCATTACATCTGATTTTCCTATAGCGTCAAGTGTTGCTGGCATTGTTTAAGCGTATGATACCCATCCTGTTACTATATATTTATCTTCTTTAGGTGCAGGTATTCCGTGGTGTACGTGAGTCCAGTCTGCTGGCCAGATCATAGTCAGTCCTTTCTTAGGTTCTAACTCTAGATCTTGGTGTACAAAGTTAGTACCACCACCCTCTTCAATGTCATTAAGATAGGTCATCCAGACTAGATGTCTGAAGGAACTTGTCTTATTAGACCCTACACGTTCAGTATGGGGTTGAGAGAAACAAGCACCAGGAATATAATGCTGTATATTAAATGGTTCTAGTACCTCTAAGTCTGCCATCGAAGCCCAAGGATACTGTTCGATGTATAGAGATATTCCACCTTGAACTGCATCAAGATACTTAACGATACGTTCATCCTTCAACCAAGAAGGAACTGCCATATCTGTAGATTGTTTGATTATCTTATCAACTCCTTGACTTGTCTCACCTGGTACCTTTTCAAGGTAGTCACAAGTGTTATAAAATTCTAAAACCCCATCGCATATCTCAGGTTCAATAGTTCCACCTGCGATGAATGATTGTACAGCAGTCATAATTTAATTGTTCCAGTGACGAATTACCCCTGCTGTAATAAAGCAGTTAGTTATAAAATATGTAGCAAAGATGAGAGTCCTCATAATTGCTACAGTATTGTCGTATCGTTTAGTTGTCTCATCACTAAAAGAACCCAGAGTATACTTCCAGATTCTCCATAATCTTCTAATCGTCATACACTAGGCATTCTGGCTCATCTGGATGTTGGTCGCAAAATAATTCGATAGCGTTAGGATCGTGATGATCTCCTGCGTCAATCTCTTTCTTATGATGCTCATAATAGTCTTCGAGATCGTGTAGCTCTTCTTTGTAGTGTCTGCGAGCCGCAGGATTTGTTTGTGGATCATCAAGAATGTCCTTATCCTTTTGGATGTGTTGTTCTATGCTTTCCATAATAGTTTAAGTAGGAGTAGTAATACTGTCCTTAGATAGGTTTAATAAAGTTGTAACCCCTTCTGGATTATACTTGTGTGTTAACCCAGTAATCAGGTATCTACCTGAATAAACGGGATCTAAAACTGTGCGTTCTTCCTCCTTAGTTGAAGCAGGTATAACGCACTCTAGTTGTTGACCTACTGCTAATGCTACATTACCTGGTATAGTAATGTCAAGAGTAATTGCTTTAAGTAACTGCCAACGACTGAAACTGTATGCAGATGCCCATATTGTATCGAAGTCCATATTGCCAGCACCACCAGTAGAATCCTGTTGGTTCTGAGCGTTCTTCATACCAGGAAGAGCACGTATTTTAGTACGTGTTGGTCTCTTTTCATCAAAGTATATAGGTTTAACCTTTGGAAATGGGAACTGATCATTCAATATACCACCTGCTTTGTTTGCCATTCCAAACACATTGTTCAGTCCCATATGTAGTGGTGGTTGTATAGAACCAGACGCTCCGTGTGCTTTTACTGTAGTGTTTGTTTTCAGTCCTTTTGTATCTGAAGAAGATACTAAACCTGCGTTTAGTTTACCCTGAACATACGTGGAAGCGGACGTAGTAGTTGTTGTGGTGTTCCCACTAGTAGTGGTAGTTGTTGTGGTTTCAGCTGCAGCTTCACTTCTTGCGTCTATTTCTTTTACTTCTGCTTCATATTCAGCATATCTTTTTTTATCCGCTTCATCCCATCTATCTTGATATTCCTCCATTGTCCACATATAGCCATAAAGTTCTGTCAATCTCGAAGCATCTTTGACTGAAGCAGTATCTACAAGAGAAGAGTCACCATCACCTGATGCA